CCGGAATAACCTGGGGGCCAAGTGATGGAGTCAAGATTGACTCCAACAGAGGCGGACAAGGTAGTGCCCATGTCAGACTCGGTGGTCTGTACCATAGGCAGGGAAAGGGTGCCAAAATAGTTTGGGCCACCCGGTTTAACTGCTGAAAGATTAGGGGTTAGAGCGACGTACCGATCAGCGACGTCGGATGTTGCACCGAGCTTGGGTTTCAGTAACGTGATATCGTAGGTTACCCAAAGTTCGCCAATATTGGTGGAAATGCCTTGCATACCGACTGTAGCAATGTTGAAATTGCCCCAGTCATACAAGCGCATATCGCCAGAGCCAGTTTGGCCAGATCGAGTGTACAGTATAGACGCAGGGGTTTCGAGCTTACTGCACTCTATAGGATGCACAATGTGGTTAGATGGTTTGTCGCTACAAGTGAATTGGGACTGCTCCATTGTAAATTTATTGGTGAAAGGTGGATCGAGAACATTGTAGTTCGTGGTCATAATCACCGTGCCAGACGCGGTATTGGTAGATGCGAGGGCATTATACGAGTTGGACTTGAATTCGTACACACACCCGTTTAGCCGATACTCCTGGTAGTTCTCAGCAGAGGCGGAGAGCCATGGGAATGCGGCTAAAAGGGCAGGTTGGATAGGTACGGTTTCAATGGAAAACAAGCCAGGAAGGGGGCTAGTGATAACATCAAAGAGGAATTCGCGATGAGTAACGCGGGTTCCAGCACTGGTGTTGCCAAAAGCAGGGAGAGAATCAGATCCATGCATCAGCGAGTTCTTGGAGACTTTGTAGTCACCGAACCCAGTGATGTGTCTGAACAACCGGCCGGCTTCAGCTCCGAGACGTCCATAGGACTTCCCGAAGATGTTTCCGACCCGTTGACCCATGCGTACAGCATTAAAACCTGGAGGGGCTTTCTTGCGAGTAGGACGCTTGGGTTTAGTGGGGGCTTTGGACCGCGGGGCCTTGGGGCGACGCGGTTTACGAGATTTAGCTTTGGATGATTTGGGCATAACAAAGATCAATATTTTATCGAGATTGAAAACTCGGATACCCGGGTTGCCAAATCAACCCGGGTTTTGTCCGTGAACTTTACGCCACGGCTGCATGTACTTATCATTGTGAGGATTGACATGAGCCGCTTGTTTCGGAGTCGGGCG